GAGGAGTCAGTGCGGTCCACTGAAACATTCTCATATACTTTTCCTTTTCCTTTTATGTGTGTCATAGGCTGTTGCGAAAGAGCGCAAAGCCCTTTTTGTTTATTCCAGAGACCCATTAAATAATCCAGAGTAATATCATCATCCATAGGATGACGTGAGTTTTTTCTCTTATCACTCAACCAGTGTTTTAAGAAATTATCCGGATTCTTGGACAGCCTCTCAATATCCTTGATCCTTTTTTTAGGGTACGTTTCGTCTGAATAATGTTTTCTACAATCTTTGCACCAACTGCTGTGTCCATCGGAACTTTTAGTCTTTGCGTGAAACTCTGAATACGGTTTTTCTTTTCTGCAATGCGAACAAATTTTCACGTTATTTCTCCCCAGGATGGCCCAACCTTTATGTCAACTTTCAACGGTACCTTAAGCTCGACGGTTTGTTCCATGATCTCTTTTATTCTTTTTTCTTGTTTCTCATTCTCAATAGAGAAGTTTAATTCATCATGAACCTGTATGTGAGATAGTATTCCCTCCTCGTACAAGTCAACCATCGCCTTCTTTGTCATGTCCGCTGATGATCCCTGTATTAGTCTGTTAAGTGCCTTGTAGGTCCATGCCCTTTTTAGGTATTGTCCATATTCATTTTCCGCTTCCCATCGTGGCAGTGCCTTGTGAATTCCAAAGGCCCTGGGTTCCCACAGATCAAAACGGCATTTACGGCCAAGAAGTGTCCGTAGATATCCTACATGTTCCGCGCGCCGTGTCGCTTGTTCCATGAGCTGTCTTACAAAGGGAACGTTCGAATGAAACCTGTGAAACAGGTCTTCCGCTTCAACGGTGCTCAGTCCAAGCTGGCTCGCCAGTTTTCCCTTGCCCATGCCGTACATCATGCCAAGATTGATGGTCTTGGCGGAGCTTCTGTCAATGCCCGCCATGTCGGCGACAGCCTGGTGAAAGTCCGGATCCTTTGTTTTGTAGGATTCAATTACCTCATCGGCTCCCTTCAGTCCTCCGCCCGTCAGAGCGGCGAAATGAACGAGAACGCGGGGCTCCTGCTGTGAATAGTCAAAGCTGGCCCACTTGCATCCTTTCTTTGGTATGAAAATGGATCTGATCAGCGGTCCGAGTTCCTTGTTCCGTGACGGAATCTGCTGCAGGTTTGGATTGGAGTACGAGAACCGTCCCGTCACCGTTCCGCCGGCCTCACTTCGAAGCTGATGGATTTCCGCGTGAATTTTACTGTCAACAGAATGTGTAAGAATTGTGTCAATGAAAGTGGTTCGTGCCTTATTAATTTCCCGTGCCGTCACGATCATCCTTGCCAACGGATGCTTGTGCGTCGTCAGAAAGTTCTTGTCAAACTTTGGCTGTCCCGTTTTTTCCGTGCGATCATAGGAGATGTCAAGCTTGTCAAACGCCTTGGCAACGCTCACCGCCGCCCAGATATCGACATCCGCTCCGGTTTCCTTCTTGATCTGCTTGAGGATTTTCTTTTCCCTCGTGATCAAATTTTTCTTGATGGACTCCGCCTTCTCCAGGTCAACGCTAACGCCCTCCCAGCGCATGTCAATGAGGCAGGGAAGAAGCTTTGTCTCCAGATCAAAGACACTGCTGAGTTCCTGTTTGATGAGTTCCACTTTAAAATGGTGCCATAGCCGCAGTGTTAGGTCGGCATCCTGTTCAGCGTAGGGACCAACATACATCGGCGGGAGTTTCCACATTTCCGCCTTAGCATTTACGCCCCATTCCTTCGCCGCCTCGTATAGAAGCGCCTCGGACTTTGTTTCCTTGAGATAATCCTTTCCCAGCTCATTCAGTGAATATCTACGTCTATTTTCATCAATTAACGGAGCGGCTATCATTGTGTCAATGATGCGTCCCTTGACGTTCAGTCCCCACCAGCGCAACCATCCCACGTCGTAGCTTGCGTTGTGAAATATCTTGTCGCACGGGAGTTCCAGAATTTTCTTAAGGGCCATCTTGAAGAATTTCTCGTCAAAATTTCCGCCACCCTCGTGGCGAAGGGGAAAGTATCCCTTCCAGCCCTCAATGGCGATCGCGACTCCGGCAATGTATCCGTTGCCGGTTGCCCATCCCGGTCCCATTGTCTTTAGGCCCGGATCACATGTCTCCAGATCAATGGCAATTTCCTTTGCCTCTCGTAGTTCGGGAATGCGCTCTGGTGGGAGCCATTCGCTTGGTGTTTGAAATAGTGGTATCTGTGTCATTAATCCTCCTTCATGCAGGTTCTGAGCCGCTTTAAAAAATCACGGCAGTGCTTTCGCCATGCATCGCCCTGTATTGTAAATGTTTGAAACTTGTAGTCATGCGTTGCTATCAGCACAACGCCTTTCCTTATCTTTGTCTTGCACATGCGGTTATGCGCCATGCCGTAGGCGGCCATTTGCGTGAAATAATTTTGAGTGGAATCATAATGTTCCATTTGATATTTTCTCTTTTGCTTGAAGTCAATGACGCACGGCTCGTCCTCGTAGATGCCAATCAAGTCCGCTATGCCCCGATAGTAATTACCAAAATGTAAATGCGCTTCGACGCCCCACACTTCCTGCAGTTGATCTTTTAGTCCTTTTTTAATAATAAGTTTGGCGAGTTTTGTTGCCAGTTTTTTATTGGGATTGAAGTTGTACAGTATGTCCCCTTTTTCATTTTTTATTTTTCCCTCCAAATATGTATGCATACTTTTACCAACAGCGATGGAGTGCTGGACAATGCGGTCCGCCTCCTTGTCCCCAATTTTCTTTCTCCATTTCTCCAGAAAGGACTTGTCACTTGTCCTGTCAAGAATGCGCGAAGGCGAAAGCAACCGTTCCTCCGGCCAGGAATATTTTTCTTTGTAGACTGGATTATGCTTGAACATTTTTCTTCTTCTTCCTGTTTAATTTTTTAATGTGTTTCAGTGTTTGTAGTCCTTTTCTTTCTCCTTCCGTCATAAAACTAATATCTTTTTTTGATTTCTTGCTTTCAATCTCGCTGGCAATGGCCGCATAGCCCGCGATATCTATATAGCAATCCTTTGTTCTCCTGTGTTTTAACCTTGCTATTTTAACGAGGGCCATGCATATTGCCACATCATGGGGTGAAATCTTATACCCAAGATAACTACTCCATAACTCTGATATGTTAACATGATTGTTGTATTTGTCACCATAATCTTTTTCCCTTGGTCCCGTTATGACCTTGATTGTTTCCTTTAATAAGTCCCTGCTCCTCATTTTTTATCTAGATATCCTGTAGCCTCGGGGTGAGGATCGTAGTCATCCTTGACATGTGACTGCATTTGATTTCTTCCCCATTCCGCAATGGTATCGGGGTTTATGGAATCCCTTAGTTTCTTTAACAACGTTTTTTCTTCCTCGGTCAGTTTTATTCGCACCAGCTTGTTCATCAAAAAGCCTCCGTAAATTCTCTGTTAGATTTTGATCGAATGACATTCAAGCTTTGCTTTGCCCGTGTCATCCCGACATAAAATACTCTTCGTTCTTCATCCTTATTTAACCAATACGATTCATCCGTTTTTTTAGACAAGTCTGTCAGTAGCATAACATTATCCGCCTCGCCACCTTTGGCTCCGTGAATCGTTGACAGTTTAATGCGAGGATCATGAGTAATTTTCTGACCGCGACGAAGGACCGCCCGGATGTAAGTGGACTTGAGTCGCGGCATACTGTCGAATGCCTCAAACCACGGAAAGTTATTGTCGACATTTAATCCATGTTCCTTGGTCAGTGTGTCGTAGGTATAGAGCTTTTCCCTGTCAGCCTTCTGCATAGTCTTGTGCCCTCGATTCACCGACCTGTCCACGAGCATGTAATAGTAAAAATCCTTGACTTCCTTTAAGGACAGTTCCCCGCCTTTCCTAATTTTTTCCCATGCTCTGATGGCACGAATAGATTTTGCATCTACCGATGTTGAGCCATTGCGCTGATAGTAATATCCCTCCAGCTTTAGTTCTTCTTCCAACAGATCGAGATTGTATTTATTTCGAGCCAGAATAAGCCACTCTCCTTGCATCAATTTACTTAATTGCTCGCTTGGATAATAATTGATTTCACCTTGTGCGTCTCTTGCCGACCATTCTTTTTCAACGCGCGTCTTGACACGGCGTATTAAACTGTTTGCTTTCTTGTGAATTAAGAAAGGAAGACGGTAGGATTTATTTAGGATTTTTCTTGTTCCTTTCATGTTGATCAAGAATTCGGGACGTGCTCCCGCCCATTTAAAAATAGCTTGATCGTCATCACCCGCAATGTAAAGGCGCTGTGTTCGCTCCGCAATGCGCTTGACCATTTGCCATTGTAACCAGCTTAGGTCCTGTGCTTCATCAATAATGACCACGTCAAACTGCGGCAATGTATCAATGTTTTTTTTATTAAATTCAATCAGCATGTCGGTATAATCATATTTACGCCTTGGAAATTTACCACCAAACTTATACTCTTGCATGGCGCGTTCGATATAATCCAGCTTCAGCCACCCTCCCGGCAAGTGACCGGTATTTGGATTATCAAACTGCTCGTGCGCCGTGATGCCGTTAATTTTTGCGAGATCAATGATGCGCGTGAAAACGTCATCGGGCAGGCCGGCGCCGTATGATTTAATTTTTTTATTGGGATTGCTTAACTTGATTTGCAACTTGTTGGAGAGAAAGGCATAGTCATCATCGTTCATGACATCTTCCTCTTTCAGATTGAGTTCCCTGTAGGCTAAGCTATGCAGTGTTCTAAAATAGGTAAAGTCTTTAACATTATAATTGAAATCGTCTGTGGCTCGTTTGAGAGCTTCCTCGGAT